GTTTCGTTGTGCCACGGCAGCCCGCGGTTTCCTCCCTCGAGGCTTATCAGACGCCTGCCCTCGGAGCGCGCTACACTGCCAAGTGACCGGCAGGCATCTGATAACCCTTAACGATAGGCGAAGTCTTGCTTGCCGAAGCGGCCCTCGGACTTGGCGCCCGATGTCATCGGCTTCGGCAGAGTCACGGTGATGCCAGCCTGATCGGGCGCGACAATCTCCTCGCCGTTGAAGTAGCCGCGATCGGCGACCGCCTCCAGGGTATCGGTTTGCAGTGCAGCTTTGGCTTTCTTGGCGACACGCGCGAGCTGTGAGCGGTCGGATCCGACATTGATCACCTCGTGCGTGACGATCAGATGATGCTCGGTATCTACGCCGAACGCCGCGGGACTGGTTCGTCGCTGACTCTGCGCTGGAGGAGGCAGTCTCGAGCGAACTCGTCTCGGGAATGCCGGAATTCCGGGAAATTTCAAATGGGATCGGGGGCGATTCTGGCTCCGTTAGGAGGCGGTTTCGAGCCAGAAATTCGCGAATAATAAATAGCCGTGCCCCCGATCGTCTGCGGTTATAAACCGTTGTGAAATTTGGGCTTGTTGCGAATAAAGCACGCAAGGCAAATGAATTTACCGTCTATAAAAAGAGAAGGGCGTCGAGCCATTGCCCCGTTCCAGACTAAAATCCTGTTGTTGGTCAGTTATTTAACGAAACCTGGGCTAACGCGGATCTTACCGCGATGCCGGGTGCTTAAGCCACTGCCTTAATCGCGGTGTTTCGTCGCCAACCCTCCAAGGGCCGCCGCCTTAAACGGATGAGGGGCTCTACCTCCCGCTGGAGAACGGCTTCTCGCCAGCCCATGAGCCGAGTGATGGTGCGGCCTTCGGTTGTTCGATGCCATTTTATAAAATTTGTTGCTTGCATAGTTCGCTATTATTGTAGTATGCACATTTGATCGTTGCTAAACGATACGTGATTGAGGCCACCGGCAAGTGCCGCCGTCGTGGCAGGAAATCGAGGGACGATGCCGGGGGGCATCGCCCCTCGCAGGGGAACAGTATGTTAGCGAAACAATTACAGCTCATAGATGAGAGGACGTCACGTCCTTGGCCAGCCGATCGGGTCGAGCGCTGGCCGATCGAGCGGTTAACGCCTTACGCGAACAACCCCCGAGTTCATAGCGCCGACGATATCGAAAAACTTGCCGCCTCCATCCTTGTGTTTGGATGGACGATGCCGGTGCTGGTCGATGAGGAGGGTCGACCGATCGCGGGCCAGGCACGTGTCAGTGCGGCGATCAAGCTGCGGCTGAAGTCCATACCGGTGATCGTCGCGCGTGGCTGGAGCGAGGAGGAAAAGCGCGCCTATCGCCTAGCCGACAATCAGTTGGCGGCACGGGCGAGTTGGGACCCCGAGCTGCTCCACAACGAGCTCAAGGGGCTTAAGATCGCTGACTTCGATCTTGACCTGACTGGCTTTGACCCGAACCAGCTCGAGAGCATCCTGGCTGGTTTGGGATCGAGCGGCTTGATCGATCCCGACAGTGTTCCGGAAATCCCCGAGCAACCGGTGACCAGGCTCGGCGACATATGGCTGTTGGGGGAGCACCGGGTTGGCTGCGCCGACAGCACTAGTGCTGTGGATGTCTCCCAAGTGCTGGCCGGATCCGAACCTGACCTGATGATCGCTGATTCGCCCTATGGTGTCGACTACGACCCGGCCTGGCGAGGGCGCCGCAAGCTTAGTACCGCCAAGCTCGCGGTGGGTAAGGTGCTCAACGACGATTGCGCCAGCTGGCGTGCGGCGTATGCGCTGTTTTCCGGGGATGTCGCCTATGTCTGGTGCGGAGCTCTGCACGGCGACATCGTCGCGGCCGATCTGGCCGCCTGCGGGTTCCAGCTTCGCGCGCAGATCATCTGGGTCAAGCAGCACTTTGCCCTAAGCCGCGGTGATTACCACTGGCAGCACGAAACCTGCTGGTATGCGGTGCGTGAAGGCAAGACCAGTCATTGGCAAGGCGACCGCACGCAGACGACGGTGTGGGAGATCGCCAACAACAACCCGTTCGGCAACCCGCAGCGTGAACAGAGCTGGGGACACGGCACTCAAAAGCCGGTCGAATGCATGCGTCGTTCGATCATCAACAACAGCCGGCCCGGCCAGGTGATCTATGACCCGTTTCTGGGCTCGGGCACGAGCCTGATCGCCGCCGAAATGACCGCCCGGATGTGCTGCGGCCTCGAGCTCAACCCCGCTTATGTCGATGTGATTGTACAACGTTGGCAGGCCTTCACTGGCCGCACAGCGCGGCATCAAGCCTCCGGTCAAACGTTCGAGGAACGTGCCGACAGGCAGGGTCCCGCTCAATTAGGAGCCGCCCATGGCTAGAAAGGCATTTGTTGTTAATGAGAAGATGCGCGAGCAAGTGCGGCATTTGACTGGTATCGGTCTCCGGCAGGAGCACATCGCCAAGATCATCGACTGCGCGCCCAAGACATTGCGCAAGCGCTTTCGTGATGACCTCAATCGCGGCGCCGCCGCAGCTATTGCTACGGTTGCCAATAATTTGTACGCGGCCGCCAAGGGGGGCAATGTCACGGCGCAAATCTTTTATTTGAAGACGAGGGCCCGCTGGCGTGAGGGAGCGGCGCCAGCTGATCCAGTTCCGGACAATGATGCCGAATCGAATTCACGGGCGGTCGTCGTCCTGCCCGATAACCAGCGAGATCCCGAACTGACACGGATTTTGCAAGAGGCACAAGAGAAATACTATGCGAGAAAACGGCGGCGGTAACTGTCAGGACTGAGGACATAATTGATGCACCTCAACGTCAAAGGTTCGTTCGAGATAGCGACCGCATGCGACTGACAGAGGGGTTCTTTGCAATCAAGGATTTACAACCGGCCGCTCCTTCAACGTTAACTGCACAGCAGAACCTAACAACCAAATGCTATTTAGCAACCAGCGATGAGCATTCTGGCCCTATATGCGAGAACACAAATTAGAGGACGAAGCGGACCTGTGCCGCCCGAATTCGCCGTGAAATTTCTTCCTATTAGCAGTCGTAACCCGCTGGCCAATAAAACCGCGGTGGCGCGGGGGGCATGACAATGTCGACATCCTCCACAGCAACGATCTCGGGGCAGCCCGGACCGCAGACCGAGTTTCTGCGAACGTCTGCCGACATCTGCATTTACGGCGGTGCGGCGGGTGGCGGTAAGACGGTCGGACTGATCTTGGAGCCGCTGCGTCACGTTACCCGGGTCGCGAACTTCACCGCCGTATTCTTCCGACGCACGATGCCCCAGATCACCAATCCCGGGGCGTTATGGGACGAGAGCCTAAAATTCTATCCGCGGGTCGGTGGGATCCCGCACCTCGGAGTGCGCGAATGGCGTTGGCCTCGCGGCGGCAGGATTAAGTTCGCGCATCTGCAGCTTGAAACCACCGTCTACGACTGGCAAGGTGCTCAGATTGCTTTGATCTGCTTCGACGAGCTGACGCACTACACGGCCCATCAATTCTTCTACATGGTCAGTCGCAACCGCTCGACCTGCGGCGTGCGGCCCTACATCCGCGCGACGTGCAACCCGGACGCGGACAGCTGGGTTGCCAACTTTCTAGCGTGGTGGATTGACGAGGAGAGCGGGCTTCCGATCCCCGAGCGGGCTGGCGTGTTGCGTTATTACATCCGCGTTGCGGAAAAGCTCGTTTGGGCCGATCGACCCGAAGAGTTGATGCAACACCTGCCGCAGCCGGAGGACTTCCCGCCAGGCGTCGACACCCCGCAACCGATCAGCGTCACCTTTATTCCGGCGAGGGTGATCGATAACCCCGCTCTGTTGCAGGCCAACCCGCAATATCTCGCTTGGCTGCTGGCGCTGCCCCTGCTCGACCGCGAGCGGCTGTTGGGCGGCAATTGGAAGATCCGGCCGGCCGCGGGGCTCTTCTTCAAGCACGAGTGGTGTGCGGTTGTTGACGCGGCCCCGGCCGATCTCGATGTGGTCCGTTATTGGGATCTCGCCGCAACCGAAAAGACCGAGTTCAACGATCCCGATTGGACCGCAGGCATCAAGCTCGGCCGCGACAGAAATGGCGGCTACTGGCTCTTGAATATGGTACGCGGGCGGGCCAACCCGGGCGACGTCGAAAAATTGTTGCTCAATACCGCTGCACAGGACGGTAAACGCGTCCGCATCGGGTTTGGCCAGGATCCAGGGCAGGCCGGTAAAAGCCAGGCGCTTCACTTGGTCCGGGCGCTCAATGGCTTCACTGTAACTGCGAGCCCGGAGAGTGGCGACAAGCTCACACGGTTCGGGCCATTCAGTTCGCAGTGCCGTGCCGGCAACGTAAAGATCCTGCGAGGTCCGTGGAATGAGGAGTTGTTTCGCATTCTCGAAGGGTTCCCCGATCTCGCCCATGATGACGAGGTCGACGCCTGCAGCGGAGCCTTGGAAATGCTCAATGTCGAAATGAAGGGCTGGGGCATTTTCGAACTCTATCGTCAACGGGCCGAGAAGCTCAAAGGGCCGACAATGACGACCTGGGTGCGCCTCCGGCCACCACCGGGCAAGGAGGTTGGGGGCTTGTATCTCGGTCCACAACGGGACTTCAGAATACGGGCGGATGGCACATTCGATCTTCCCGCTGAGGATGCGGAGCGTTGGATCTCCGATGAGGGCTGGACCAAAATCACAGAATGGACCTGCGAGGATGCAGTTGGATGCATCATGAAAACACCGAGCACCCGCCCCGACTAGAGGACGTCTCCCGCAGGCGGCACAACCCGGACAGCGGGCCGACACCAGTTCATGCAAGGGGTGCCGATCCGTCTCCCACCCCTTCGTTGTACCGCGAGGGGCGCTGGAACAAGCAGCCGGTTCATGGTGATGCCCACCAACGGTTTCGGATTC